AACTTCTCCAGCTTCTGTATCATCTGTTGGGAAGTAGAACCAACCAACGATACCGTCAAAATTACGTTCCATATATCGTGCTGGACCACCCACATATAAGCTATCTGCATTACCATCAACGTTTTGTTCGATAGTCTTCATAGTGTACCCATCACTATCCTCTATTACTACCCCAGTATGTCCGAACGGATGTCCGTAGATATATGTAGTATCCATTACAAATACTGCACCTGCTCTAGGTTTACTATCTAAATTCCCAGCCTCGTTATACTCAACTGTATATCCTAATGCAGCTGCACTATTTAGTAAATCAATAGCATTTCCCCATAAGGCTTTTCCGAAAAACAATACTGACAGATAGTTCGGTTCATCAACACATTGTGTTCCATAAGCTCCATCTTGGTCTACTCCGATTCCTAAATTCGCTATTCGTTTTACCTCGTTTATAATTTCACTTGTTCTAACCATTTATTTATCCTCCGTTTTGTTTGTTGTATCTTTTCCTACAGTCTGTTTGTAAGACTGATGTAAACCAACCGCACTAAATCCTAATGTAATTGCTGTTGGATCTTTAAATAAAATAGTTCCAATCAGTCCACCTAACACTCCTAAAATGTTAGGTATCATCTCATTAGGGAAGAATTTTGACTCTTTCAAAAACTTCCCTAACATTCCTAAAAGCGTTATTATTAAAAAAACTAACGCTGGTTGTAATTCTTGTAATTGTTCCATTTGTTTGTCCTCCTATTTGTGTATAGGTAATGTTTTAAATCTGTTAAATAAGGTTTCAATTTTACCATTTCCACCTATTTCCTGATAACTCTTATACAGTCCACTTAATTCTGATAAGTCTTCACTTGTAGTATATCCACGCTCTATCGCTTCACTAAATTCCTTGTGCAGCCTATACGACATTATACTTTTATTAGAATCACGATTATGTAGACCTATTTGTGTTACTTCATCCACTTTATCCTGTGTACTCTTTACTTCCTTATTTAAACTTTCAAATTGCTTTTCTGTTCTATCTTGCGTACTTTTTACTTCCTTACTTAAATTTTCAAATTGCTCGGCTATTTGTTTATTACTGTTGTCAAACCATATCTTAACTAATGGAATAATAGCTACGGTAAAAAGTTGCAATATGAATTGCAAAATATAGTTTGTCATTTAGACTACCTCTAATAGAAGAACATGCTATTCTGCATGCTCTTCTTTTCTTTCTGATTCAGTATTATCTTTTGGTGTTTCACTTACTGTTGCTGTTGCAGTGACTACCTCTTTTGGAGCTTCCTCCACTTTTGGTTGCTCACTTACTGGAGCGGGAGCAACAACGACTTCTTTTGGTACTTCCGTTACAACTTCTTTAGGTGTGCCCACTTCTTCAACTGCCTTAATTTCTGCTTCTTTTCGCTTGAATTCCTCAACTGCTAACCTAACCATTTCACGTAAGTTTCCAAAGTTAGGTACTTGTTCTAAAGTTTCAACCTCTGTAATAACCATTCTCATGTGAGTTTGTACTAAATAATCATTTTGTTTAAATTTTGCATGTTTTACACTAAATTTCATCTTAATTATCCCCCTCGCTGTGTGATAGATTGTTGCTATTTTCTCCGTGATTCTCATGTTCTTCTTCTCCTTCATCGTCTTGTGATAATTGTTCCATAATTGTTTGGACTACTTTTGTTAATGCTTCATCAAGTTGTAATTTAGTTATGTAGCGGTTGTTATCATCTTCTAACTGTTCTTTGTTTTCAGTGCGTTCAAAGGTGATTTCTTTATATTTAGTTGGTTCAACGTTTGGCACCCACTCAACAACACTTGTGTGGTCCACGATAACCTCATATAGTTTGCCATCAAATTTAAACTTTTCACCTACTGAATAATCCGTGTTAACTTCGTAACTATCAAATGCATTGATAATTTTATCTTTGTTAGATGTGATTGTTTTTGGATCTAACACGTCTAAAAGTAACGTCATTAGTACTTTATCATTACCTTTATTCACTTTAGCGAAAAGCTTAGTTAATGCTTTCTCACGTTCAGCAACATCTTCTTTGTTACCTGCTAAAATACCAACTTGCTTATTAAGGTTAGCATATTCAGCAACTAGTGCTGGAGTTGCTTCTCCTGTGTACATCTGAACGGCAATTTGTTTTCTAATTTCTTCTAGTGTCTCTGCGTCACTAGCAGTTGCAAATTTCCCTGGTAATTCAATATTACCGTTAAAATAAATTCCTCCAGTATTCATATTAAAATATACGTTTACGCTCTTATATCCACCCGCTGTTGGATTAGGTTGTTTAACTGAAATTTCTAAAGCCATATTATTGTTCCTCCTCATGTTTTACTTCTTCTACTTTAGTTTCTTTTAATTCTTTAAGCTCTTTCTCTTTAGCTTCTAGCTCATTAGTTAAGTTATTGTAAGCTACTTTATAATGAGCTAATTGCATTGTTTTTTCACTTAATTCTTGTGCGATTAAGTCTATTGGTTGTAATTGATTATCCATTGATTATTTCCTCCAATTTGTTTTTTAATTTGTTATTTTCTTCTGACAATTCTTGTACTGCTTTAATTAGATAAGGTATAGCGTCATAGTAACTAATTCTTAAATAATCACTGTGTGATTGCTTAGAATCCATATCTTTAACAACAAGGGTTTCTTCTACTGATTGAACCTGTTGGGCAATAGCTCCGATTTTTTCGAATTTGTTATCTTTCTTCCAATTAAACTCAACCATTTCAATTTTATTAAGTAAATCTACTGCCTTAACTTTAGTTGGTTTAATATTAGTTTTGAAACGTTTATCAGATACTGAACTTTTAACCCTGTTAATTTGTGACCACCAAATAACAGTAGTTTTAGCTCCGTAACTATTCGCATCTCCTTGAATATCTTGACCGTGAGTATCAAGTCTGGCATTATACACATGTAATCCACCATAAAATGTAGCTGAATTTTTACAATTCATTCTACCTTGTCCATCAACCCACCATGCATTAGAACCTGCTCTATTCCAATCATTCCCCCATGCTGCCCAAATTTGAGCACCACGTGTTCCAATATTGTGACCTGGGTTTAATCCACAGTTAAAGTTATTCGAACCTGTAAGCCAGAAATCTCCAGGTTGGTTCGGGTTCTTACCAATTCTGAATCCTCCAATATCTCCTGTATATGCTGAAAGCCAGTCAGTATCTAATTGAGTTGTTGAAATTTTAACAGTTTTTAAACTTCTGATGAAAGCGTCCTGCGCCCAAAGTTTAGAAATGAAAGCATTATGCGTTACTAAGTTATTTATCAACCCATCATCTATCAATATATGCTTAGCTTTAACAGCGTTAGCAGCAATAATTTCTGAAGTGATACTGCCTGCCTTATGGTGGCCAGTTTCCAATGTTTCAGCTTTAATTTGTCGACCCTCGATTGAACCATCAACGATTAATTCTGCACTTTTCTTTTTACCTACAAATAATTTTTTCAAATGAAATCTATAAAAATCGCTCCATTTATTTTGAAAAACTAAAGGTTCTATATATTCAATTTCTTTTCTCGATTCCACTTGTACTTTTACAGAAGTACTTGTTTCTAAAGTTGCTATACTAGGTGTTGGAAATTCTGAATTAAACCAACTATCTGTTCCATCTTTATACTTCACATGTATTGATGCATTAAGTGTAGGTGTATCAAAATCAATTATAGCAACTTTGAATTGATATTCGCCTACTAAATCAATATTACTTCCATAAATTCTATTTAAAACACCATTTCTAACATTTAAGATGAAAGTATCTCTATATTCATGTTTAACTAAATTCTCATTAGCTGGTGAGATTACTAATCTATCAGTTATTGCTTGAATACTTTCTGGACTAACGGAAAGAATACTAGCAAGGTTTCTTCCGTTGAAAACTTTGTTTGAACCAAAATCAATTCCATCAGCTCCTATTCGAAGTTGTGCGTGCCTTACAGTATCGTTTAATGTGCTAGTAACTGTGTTTAAAGTTTGATTGGTAGTTTGTTTCCACGTGTTTAACTCATTCACATTTTGTTCTACATCTTCAGGAGCTGGTGTCCAGTCAGTAGATATATCACCTTTTTCTAGTTTGATATTATCAATGTAAAAATTGATAAGTTGATTAGCTTTTGTATGTATCATCAACCTACATTTATTCATATCAGCGGTAACTGTAAATGTTTTTGAAATACGTTTATATTTCTTAACTTCAAAATTTTGTGTTGCTAAATCTAGTGTTTGCCATTGTTGTGAAACTATATCATTATCAACGATATAATGCAAACCTATAAATAAAATAGAATGTGCAGTTAATGCATCTTTTCCTAAATCCATCGATACAGTTATTTTTTCACCTTGTTTTGCTGTTAAACTAAATGGTATAGTCCCTAATCCTTTATATTCTCCGTTAGGTGTTCCCCATATATGTAAACCTCTACCGAAATGATAGATAGCATGTCCTTTTTGCCAGTTTAAACCACTATTATTTAATCTTGGTAGTTCCCAATTTTCCATATCTTTTGCAAAATTTGAATTAGATATATAGTTTCTTCCCCCTATACTAGTTGGAATACTATTTCTAACATTGCTAATTTCTCGACTAAAACTATTCGCTGTTTCTTGCACCTTGTTTTCAACAACAGAGGTTGTCGCATAACCTTTCTCGTTAACCCAACTTTCAATGCTACGTCTTGCAGCAGTCAATTGATTAGCTGTGTTATTTTGTGCCCAAATTTGCATATTAGCAACTCTTACTGCGTCTTGATTCTTGTAGGTCTCTAACGCTGATAGTTGGTTGGTTATACCTCTGGCACTTTCCGTGAATTTACTACTAAATTCTGTGTTTTTAACAAAATCATTATTGTCTTCAGGAGCTGGTGTCCAGTCAGTTGATATAGTACCTTCTTCTAACTTTACTTCAGCAATAAATAATATTGCTTGTTGACCATTATTTGAACCATTATTATCAAATCTTAAGAAGGCTTCATCCATTTCCCCGCTATTAAATCTAACATTCTTAACAACTTCTAACTCACTAGATGATAATCGTTTGCTATTTATCAACGGTGCTGGTCTAGTGAATATTGTAAAATCTGAAGTTTCATTATTTCTTCGACCTAAAACATGTAAATCCATACTAGATACATTAGTACTTGCAAAACCTTTAAATGAAATTACATAATCAGTGTTACGTTTCAACTTAAATCTAGAACTTCTTATGAAGTTTTCTCTAGTAGTTGAGTTAGGTAAACACATAATTTTTTTATTACCATTGTAATAATAGGGATGTGTCCTTACTTCCCAATCTCCACCCCATGGGTGACCTTCTTTTTGCAATGGTTCACCACTGTTAGGTATATAGTTTCTTCCCCCTATACTTGTTGGAATACTATCCCTTACATTTCTTATGATTTCAGTTCTTTCACGGCTTAATTGATTAGCTGTATCTCTCTGAACCCATTGTTTCAATGTTTCAATTCTACTACTATCTTGATTTTTGTATTGTTCTAATGCTGTTAATTGGCGATTAATACCTTGTGCGTTTTCATTGAACTTATTAGAAAATTCTGTGTTTTTAACAAAAGCATTATTGTCCTCTGGGGCCGGTGTCCAGTCAGTTGCGACATTACCTTTTTCAAGTTTAGGTAAACGTACATAAACTTTATCCCCAGGTGAACATGTTCCTAACATCTGATAAAACACAAAAGCATAGTGTTGTGTATATCTATTTGTATATGTATGAGATATTCGTTGCCACTCAGTTGTTAAATCTACTCTACCCTTAAACCCGTTAGTTTCTTGTCCCACGTTGTTAAAGGTAATATTTTTACTCGCTTTAACGTCTAGACTCCACGTCAATACTTCATTTTGAAAGTTATCTTTCAAAAATGGCATAATTTGTGTCCAAATACCAGTACTTTCAGTTGCTCTAACTTTAGTGAAAACTAATGTTCCGTTTTCAACTGTTTTTTCCCAGTTCGTACCACCTGAATTTATATTAGTTAATTTATCACTATCAGTTATATAGTTTCTGCCACCAACACTTGTAGGAATGCTTTCTCTAATATTTCTAATTTCTCTTGAAATACTGTTCGCTGTTTCTTGAACTTTATTTTCCACAACAGATGTAGTTGCATAACCCTTGCCATCTACCCAACCTTCAATGCTACGTCTTTCAGCAGTCAGTTGGTTAGCGGTGTTGTTTTGAACCCAAATTTGTAAATTAGCTGTTCTTACTCCGTCTTGATTTTTGTATTCCTCAAGAGAACTGATTTTACTAGTTAAACCATCTACACCAGTTTTTATTTCTCCTCGGATAACTTTTAAATCATTTTCGTTTTTAGCTTTGACTAAAGTAAATTCCCTTGTTACGTTACCATCTAACTCGGTTACTTTCTGATTTATACTTTTCCCAGTTTCTTTAGCTTCATTCACTAATTTTTTTAACTCAACTACTGTTGAATTACTAGAAATATCCTGCATGTTGTTAACTCGTTCAGATAACGCTTGAATTTGTTTTGTTGCCTCTATTCTATTCTTACTTATTTCTAGATTAGCTGCTTGAATTTGCTTAGTAGCTTCTACTCTATTCTTGCTTATTTCTAGATTAACTGCTTGAATTTGCTTAGTAGCTTCAACTCTGTTCTTACTTATTTCTAGATTAGTAGTTTGGAATTGCCTGTTGTAGTTTTCTACAGTGGCTGATACTTGGTTTCTAATAGGTGCTAGTTTTTTCTCTAGATCTTCATCAATCTTAGCTGTTATTACTTCACTTGATGCCTTAGCTTTCTCAAATCCATCTTCAATCTTTTTATTGATTTCATCTGTATTTTTCTTAAATAGCTTATCATAGTTTTCACTACGTTCTTTGACTCTTCGCTCTATATCCATAGTAATTATATCTGTATATGCGTTAGCTTTAGCTATCGCTCCACTACTAGCATTTGATACTTCTGAACCTAATCGACCTTCTTTTTCACCTAGAATAAATTCTTTCCATTTTTTCAACATTGGATCATAGTGAGTTTCAACGACTCTAATTCTTTCGTCTACACCATATTTCAAATATTTTAAAATTACAGTGTCACCACGGTTAATATCTTCTGATAGCTGTTCATAAGTTACCTTGATAGAGTTTTTCGGCTTGTCGATATTTTGCTTTGTGAAATATTCCATGGCCCATTCTTCTAACTCTTCAGCAGTTCTTAAATCATTGTTGGATACTGCTATTTCATTGATGAATGGATAATCATTAATCAACGGACTTTCTACAATTAGATTAATAGTAATTTCTTCATCTAACGCTTCTAGTTCTTCTTTTTGTTGTGCTTTTAATGATTCAATTTCAGTTTTCTTTCTATCAGCTATCGCTTGACTTTCAGCTTTTCTTTGTTGAGATTTTCTCTCTCTTTCCTGATATTTAGCATTTACTTCTGATTCAATTTGAGAATATGATTTGATTACTTTACCACTACGCTTTACTTTCTTGTTATTCTTAGCAAGTTCTTTAGCGTATCTTTTAGCTATTTCATCTTTCATTTGTTGAGCTTTTTTAACAGCATTTCTACCTTGTGAGTATTCTTTTTGAGATTCTCTCAAAGCTTTTAATTGTTGTCTGTGCTGTTCTCGTAGGTCTTTCTTATCATACTTATCACCAACTTTAAAAGTTGAACTAGCATAAATTCTAGTAACAATTTCATCAGAATTACTAGTATTAACAAATTCACTTATATTTTTAGCTGTAGTTAATACTTCTTCAGTATCTCTTCCTAAACGTTCTAACAAGCTAATTTGTTTATCATGCATATCAATATCTGCAGAATAAGTATCAGCAATTCCTCCTAATAATTCAAATGATGTTCTAAGTTTATTGTCAGTATCATCATTATGTGATACAAATGAATTAATGGCATTTATATCTGAATAATATGAGAAATCTTTTTCACTAGATAAAAAGTTTGAATACCATTCATCAAGCACTGACATACAGTTTACACGAAGTCTTCCGAAGTTATTCACTAATCTTTTACTAAAATCATAGTTCTTTTGATAAGCAGTTACAGTAATACATTTATCATTTTCAGATATATCAATATCCTTAATTCTAAATAAGTTTGTTCTGTCATGCTCATCAGCTTTTACAATCATTCCTTTTTCAATGAAAGAATATAGGTCATTATCAACTGTTGGATATTTGAATGTCAGTTTATACATTGTATTCAACACCCAGTGAATGTCTGAATCGTAAGCATTATTCAACACTATTCCGTTATAAGTAAAGTCTGTTTCAAATTCATCATATAACCATAACATTAAATAAACGCCCCCCATCTACACTCTATTTCTAACTTAGTAATTCCATTTCCTAGAACAATCCCACTCACTCCTGGTTTAATCTCAAAGAACGCTCCCAGCATTACACTATTTAATAGATTTCCGTTCTTATCATATACATTTTGTTCACCTTGCTTGCATTCAATAACTAGCTTTTCAGATAGTTGTTTTAATCTAACTACCTGATTACTTATGGTTAATGATGTGCCACTCGTTGAATTTCCATATAGAGTGATTTTAGGATACATTATTACATTAGTTTCATTGTTGATAACTCCATTGCTTGTGTATGTCTTAATATCAGATGCAATGCTATATGAGAATGGATTACAAGTGAATACTACATCTATTTCATATTCATCTACTTCACCTAGTCTAGCTCTAACTGCAGATACAGTTAATACCTCATAATATCTACCAGGATTATCAGAGGCTATTAATTTACCACTACCTTCTAACCACACTAATAATTCATTGATTTGATTTAATTTTACATCGTGGATTAATAGCTTATATGATTTTTCTACAAGCTCATAAGCTGTAGAAGTTCTTACAATTCCTCCTGACATATCATCAGATGTAAATATTTTATCTTTTCTTTTCCCTTTATTAATTCCATCATTTTCTATTACAAAAATTTCAAAGGGAAAATCGGCGGTAGACTTCCCTTTGAAGATTAACCCATTATAATGTAACGACATTTCTACCACCTCCAAAACTCATATTTTTGTATTCTTTCATAGATCTCACTAGTTTTTGTTCAATCTCTTTTACTAATGTATCAATGTCTTCTTTGTTGTTTATATTATTACCTGTCACGTTGATGGTAATATTAACATTAGGATTATTAGCTCCATATTGTTCTGCTAATGTTCCACTTATTCCTTTAATTTTCTCTCTTGTTGATAATGGTGTAATGTTTACACCACTTCTAGTAACTTGGAATAATTCTGGGCCAGCTTCTCCTACAATACCTGTATATTTAGGTGGTAAGTTTTGAGTTGTATTGATATTTCCACCTGTAGCAAACATCCCAATATGTCCACCCATTGCATGCATTCCGATGTGGCCACCAGTAGCATGTTCACCACCGATGAATCTACTAATAGTGTTTTTAATAAAGTTCCAAGTTGTTGTAACAACTGTTGGAATAGCGTTAATCGCTCCTGCTGCACTGTTTGCTTTATGAGTGATATTGTCATTTGCTTCTAATTGTTTTGTAGGTGTAGGTGTTGCATTAAATCTTTCTGTACTCGCTGTTGCTGCGTCTGTGAATGGTGTTGCATTACCTTGTGCCATAATACTCTTAGTTGCTGGATTTGTTGCTGCGAAAACATTTGCTCTATCTGTGGCATCTTGAATAAATGGACTTGCATTTCCACTAGCTGATAGTACTTTTTCAGCGGGATTCGTATTGATATATGTGTTTAAATTTCCTTGTGCATCTGTAATTGGTTGACTTGCATTATCTTTGGCAGTTAGTGTTTTTTCATTAATTGCCAAAACATTATAGCCCAGGATGTTCTTTATTGCATTATCAATAACATTGCTTCCATCATCTTTAAACATAATTGATTTAGGCGGTAAACTAGCATTTTTGAATGTATCTATTTTTCCATTAATATTATCTAATGGTAGACTTGCTTTATCTACAATCTCAACATTTTTAGGATGTATTCCTTTCTTATCCAACCATTCTAAATCTTCTTTAGTCATCTTAATAGTACGACCTTGGCTTTCTGCAATAGTTATTGCTTTCATTATATCTGGTAATGCCATAAGTCGTTCATAATCGCTTTTGAAATTAAATACAAGATCGTGACCTTCAAATTTAATTCCTATAGCTTTGATGTCGGAGTGACTAGTCCAATTATTCAAAATTTCATTAACCTCTTTTACTTTAGCTTCAATAGAACCTAAATTATTAATGTATTCTTCTTTAGTATCTGTAATCAACCCAATTTGTTTTAATGCAGCGATTTTAGCGGCTAAGGCTGTTTCTTCCATTCCCTTTTTCAGAAGTTCTTGAGCTTCTTTACTAGATGTTGCAGCCTCCACAGCATTTTTACCTAATCTTTTATAGAGATTCTCTATTTCATTCATCTCTTGAGTTGTTAAACTTCTATGATCTTTTGCAGCATTAGATAGAATTTCTTTAATTCTTCCTTGTGCTTCTTTTGCCGAATTAATCTGAGTATCAAAGGTTTGTTTTACTACTTCTGCTTGTTTTTTATACTCTGCTTCCTCAATTAATCCCTGTGCTTTAAGTGCATTCAATCTATCCATTTCAGCTTTTCTACGTTTTTCAATACCTTCAACAGTAGATAATGTTAAATCATTAATAGTCTTAATTTGTGCCATTGCATAATCTGCTGTAATAGTTTTATTCTCTAGATAGCTTGATTGAATGCTTGATAATGAATTACCTAACATAATTCCATAGTTTCTAAACTTAGCTTCAATCTCATTCACATCTTCATCACTTAAAGACAGATTCTCTTTTAGTTTCTTTCTGATTTCTCCATCAGATGAATACCAACTACCTTCTTTAAAATTTTTATCAAGACTTTCCATAATTGAGGTATTAGCTTTTTTAATCTTTTCAGTTTCCTCTATTATGGCTTTACTATTATTTTGAACATCACCTTTTAATCTATCAATAGCACTTCCAGATTGAGTAGCACCTTTAATAACTTGATCATACCATTCTTTATACTTCCCGTTTGTTTGTTCAACGGAAGCTTCATGATTTCTACTGTCTTTTGTCATTTCACGATATATTCCATATCCTAATCCAACAAAAGCAGCTCCAATTAATGCAGCTCCTGCAATATATGGATTAATTAACATAGAAGCCATACTTCCAGTAGTTGCTGCCTTAGTTCCAACACCCGCAATTTCAGTACCTAATTTGGCAACATCAGCCACTGCTTTACCAGTTCTAATTTTGCCTAACCATTGAATCAGAGTACCAAGACTCTTGACTCCTCCACCTATTCCAGTTGTTAATCTTCCTAGAATAGATAAGAATGGACCCATACCTAATACTGCTAATTGTACAGCAGGCGGTAATTTACTAAACCATAACATCATATCACCTAATGTTTTTACTAGTGGTTTAGAGTGTTGTAACACTTCTGCCAATCTTGGCAATAATTGTGCTCCCATTTCAATTGCCATTTTTTGAATTTCATTTTTAGCCATTTGAATTTTACTAGCACTTGTTTGATATCTGATGCTTGCTTCTTTAGTTAAGGCTGTATTTTCTTTCCAACCTTTATTAGCAATTTCTAAGGCTTTACCTAATCCACTATCTCCATCTAATGCTCCAGAAAGTCTCTTCATGACATCAGCTTCACGAATACCTGTAACACCTAATGATGCTAGTACATCGTTCACATTACCTCCACTTTCTTTTACATTCTTAAGACCTTTAAGAACTAATTCTAGTGCCTCTACCGGTCGATTATTAAATGCATTAGCAAATTCACTCGCACTAACTCCAGCGGCTTTCGCAAACTTACCTAAATTTTCTCCACCTGACATTACTGCGTTTTGCATTTTTGTCATAACCTGTGTCATTGCACTACCACCAGCTTCTGCCTCAATACCAACAGTACTCATTGCAGCCGCTAATCCTAATACATCAGCCTCTGACATATTAGTTTGTTTACCCATCCCAGAAAGTCGTTGTGACATTTCTACAATAGATTTTTCATTTGTGGCAAAATTGTTTCCTAATTCTACTAATGTAGAACCTAGATTTCTAATACTGCTTTGACTTGTTCCCATTACAGCCATGAATTGTGCTAAGCTTGCTGCACCTTCTTCACTACTTAAGTTGGTAGTAGCTCCTAAATCTGCAATAGTCTTTGTGAAGTCAACTATGTTTTCAGTTTTAATACCTAACTGTCCTGCTACTTCACCAATTTTCGCTAATTCATTTGCACTAACAGGAATCTCTGTAGAAAGATTTAAGAAACTCTGTCTAATCTTTTCTAGTTGTTCTGGTGTTGCATCTACAGTTTTAACTACTCCAGCAAAATCACTTTCAAAATTGATTGCACTTCTAGCGGCCAATAACATTCCAGAAGATATCCCAGCAGTAGCTCTTGTTAAACCGTCACCAACTCCCGACATCTTCTGTCCTAAAACTTGTGCTCTAGTACCAACATTATTAAATCTTTGAGCTGTATCAGCTAACCTACCACCACTATTTCTAAATGCAGTATGAGTTTTCTCAACTGCATCTCTTAATTTAAAATAACTCGTTTCAGCATTAGCTATTTTTGTTGGTAATGCTCCTAATTCTTTCTGTTGAGTACTTAACGTATTGTTCAAGCCTTTAATTTGCGTTTCAAGGCTCTTGACTTCCTGTTCAGTCTTCTTATATGCTTTGCTTGTGTTTGCTACTGTTTCTTTATATTTTTGAACAGCAGCATTACTCTTACCATAAGTACTTTCTAAGTGTTTTAAATGTTCTTTTTGGCTTTGTAATAACGTTCCATTAGTCTTAAGAACTGATTGTTTTTGCCTGAAAGCATTAGATAACTTTTCAATTTCTTTTGGTATCTCACTAGTAGATTTTTTTAAAGCATCATATTTATCTTTTAAATTATTAACATTACTTGCTGATTGCTTCATTTGAGTAGTTAGTCCACTCATCTTTGCTTTGTAGACATCATATGCTTTTGCACCACTACCTAATGAAGCTATATTTCTTCTAGCTTCTGCTTGAAGTTGTCGTAAGGCATTTTCACCTTGCTTAATAGCAGAGGTAAAAGACCCTACACCTTCTGCAGTCAGTATGACACCGACTTTATCCATGTAATTTGCCATTTTTACCTCCTATAATACATTGCTTGCGTTAGTAACCTCTATGACTTCTTCTGAATTATTCGTTGTATAATTATCTTCGATATATCTATTGATCATATAAACTATATAATCTAATGAATAATCATACATGAATTCATTCATTGTCATATTGAACCAAGTTCTGCACTTATAAAATATATCGTCCCAATCTATTTCTTGTGTCTCTTCTTGGCTTTCTTCGGATTTCTGCTCACTACTTTCGGTTGTGTATGAACTAGGTCTTCTACCTGTTCTTCTAAAATATTCTTTCCCAGTTCACTATCATCAGTAATTCCTAACATTTGAAGTAATGTTGCTGTTTGATCACCATACATAGCTTCTTGATATTTTAGAATAAATACTTCCAAGTCAGTATCAGTAACATTTTCTAATACTTCCTCAAGTGTTGTTTGTAACTTATTAGCTTTCAAAATAGATACTAAAAATTTAGCACTAGCAACATTCTTTTCTTTTAAGTAAACATCTGCCCATTCACCTTGTTTAATACCAAAGTCTGCTTCCAAGTGTAACCAAACTGCTAAATTACATCTTAATTCAACTTCATGTCCTAAAATATCTGTTTTAAAAGTCTTTATGTTTTTTGTAAAAATACTCATTTATTACCTCCAAAAAAGAGCCAACTTATGTCGGCTCTTTAAATCTTATTTATTATGCTCTTGGGACTACTGTAGAGTCTGTTTGACCGTCTTTAATACACGCTTTTAATGTTTCTGCATCATAGAAACCATTTAATAATAATTTCTCACGATCGTATAATTTTGTTGTAGTTAAATCAATTTTAGAGTACACAGATTTATTATCACTTCCAATTACTGGGAATGCTTCAATAGTAACCTGTGCAATATTTTCTTTCTTCTCATCAGTTTCAGTTTCTGCATTGAAATCTGGATGTTTTAATTGACAAACTGGGAAGTTAAAGATAACTTCTCCACCATCCTCATCAGTAACAGGGAATGACCATCTGAAATATTTATATCTCGGACTATCCCCTTGAACGTATACCCCATCTGCAAGTTTAATCATTCCACTCATTTCTTCTACGAAACCTTCTGGGAAGAATCCAATATCAACAGTCATCTCAACACTTGAGAATTTAGCGATATCTCGTAATTTTTTATTTGATAAATATACTGATTTATTTTTTATCTGTCCTTTAAATGCTACTTTATCGATTGCGAATACTTCGTATACTTTATCTTCATACGTTAATCCACTTTCACTAGTAGCTTCTGTTTTTACCTTTTGTAGATATCCTGCACCGATACCTGTCATTAATTTTCTCTCTACTCTCTCTTTAGTTACTGTCATTTCAGTTCCTCCTATTTATTTAATAATTTATCTTTAACTTTCTTAGCAAATGAATCTTTGTGTTGTAATGCTGCAGGTCTAATATGTGGCTTAGGAGCAACATATTTTCTACTGCCTTTTTTATATCTTCTTGCACGCTTACCACGTCTTTCTCTACTAGTAGCTTTAGAAAACCCAGCATGAAATCCTACTTCATGGAAATATAAATGTAGATTGGGCCTACCTGCCCAACCTACTGTACTTTCATATAATGCATGTTTTGTAATAATCCCCTCAACTCCAGCACCAGTTACTTTTAAACCTTTGCTAGTAGCGATTTTTTTTGCATCATCTTTAATTTCTTCTGCTTCTTTTTCTACTATGCTATTAATAGTTTTAGCATTACTACTAATCTTATTTAACTTAGCAATTGCTCCACTAAAACCAAACTCTTTTGTCATGAGTAAATCTCCAAGAAATACATAAATTGAGTTTCTTTTCTGTCAGCATCCACATCAATTACTTCTTGCCAAGAACCAGTATTTAATTTAGTATCATCCAATGAGTTTTGTATCTTTTGTAAAATTTCTGAACTATCCAAATCATGTGGCACTAGATCATAGAAATTTAACTGATATACATGGTGTTTAATTTTTCGCTTATCAGATAATCTTTTTTCTGTAGTATGTACATGAAAATATACAATTTTAGGAAAATCAGTATCATCACTAAATCCATAAGAAACTGGAATATTCAATTCCATATCTGATATAGTCTGAAATATTAACTCTTTAATGCTCATTTTTAATCACCTCGACCAATGATAATTCAGTTTCATTTTTTTTATGATTATGCCAAATTCTAGAAATCGTATAGGATTTATTTTTAATAATGATAAATAGATCACTTAAAATATAATCATCAATCTGTGGAAATAAACGAATCGCTATTCTTCTTGATACTTCTGTATCAACTTGTAAAGCTTGATATTTTTCTACAGATGTAATATTTAACTTCCTAAACCAAAACTTATTAATTTCTTTTTCAGTTTTTGATGTTAATTTAGTGTTAAACTTATCTTTTCCAAACTCATACTTTACAAATTTAGCTATTCCATCATTATATGTCTGATTAACTTTTTCTTGTTTTTTTCCTAGATTTATCATTCTATTTCTCCTACTGATAAAGCAAGATTAATAATTTGTGTCCTAAAATTTTTATCAAAATATTCTAAACTATCATTGTATGCATATCTAACTCTTTCAAAAATTAACTCCTGTGCTAAAAGATTAGTTGTCTCATCAAAATATCCACACTGATTTTTTAACGAAAAAATAGATGAAGAAAGCAACTGTTTAAGTTGCTCATCTTCATCATTATGTAAAATATGTAATCTATCTTTTAACTTTTTTAATAGTTCATCCATAGATTATTCTTCCGTAGTCTCTACAGTTTTTTCTACTTTTTCTTCTTCAGCTTTCTCTTCTGATGTTACTTCTACTTTTTCTTCTTCAACATTTTCAACAGCTTTGACTTCTTTCGTTTCTTCTTCGAAAAATTCTCTATCATGAACTGATAAATTTTGTTTTAGCTCTTTTAGTCTTTCAGCAGGGAAATCTACAGTATCACCTACTTTATATACTTCATCAGAATATTTATCCACAAAAGAATTTAAAATTTTTACTTTAACCATAACTTATCCTCCTATGCTAGTGGTGTAATATTTAAATTATATACTTGTGCTGCGTAGTTATCTTTTGGCTTACCATTTGCATACATTTTAGTAATATATAATGTTGCATCTTCCATAGCTAGAGTTTCTTTAAATTGACTAATTCCAAAACTTCCAGCAGTAATCGCTAAGTATTCACCCTCTACAAAGAAAATTACTTTTCCTGTTGGAACGAAAATTGACTCAATAATCGTTGGATTAAATGGTAAAGCAGTAATGAATGTTCCAGAAGCATTTTGAACAGTTGCTCTTGCCATAATATCGTAATATTCAAACGGATTAATAAGCATAACCACCTTACCAGCAATATTTCTAGCTTGGAACTCATTCTCTTCAGTAACTCCATCTTTTTTCAATCGTTTATATTTTGCAAGATTTTTATGAACTCCTGCAATTTCAGCAATGATAGTCTTAGTATCTTTAAATGTTAAAGTACCTGCTGAAGCTTTTTCAGCATATTGTCCTTGAGTAACTGCAGCTAATAAATCACGGTTTAATCCAATAGGTTGACTTTTCCCATCTCCTAAAATAAACGCTTTTTCTAAAGCTACTTTTAAAGCTTCTACTAAGAATGTTCTTACATATTTTTCAACCCAAACAGGTCCTAATGATAACATATCATTAGATACTGCAAAGAATGCTGTAAGTTTGTATTGACCGATTTTTTCTTTTCTAAAGTTAGCATTTAAATTACCTTGAATTCCTCCAAATAGTTCTCCCCAAACTGCAGCACCTTCTGGATTACCATAAATAAATTCTGTAATAGCTCCATAGTTTTCTAACCCTAATTTTGCTAATAATGGATGTTCTTTTACTAAATCGTCAAATACACGCTCTTGAGTTGTTTTTGGTAAAATATCATGTTCTTTAAATCCACCTTGCTCAATTACAGCGTTAAAGAATTTCAATTCTTCAGATGTTAAGACTTGTTGTCCTCTATTACTTAAAATAACATTGTCCATATTATTAGTATTCACATTTGATAAAATATCATCTCTGATTTCATCAACCATTGTTGACATCATATCATCAAATGCTTTACTTTGTGTTTCCTTTGATTCATTATTTAACACTGAATCTGCATATAAACGTTTTTTTTCTTCGAAATTTTTAAATTTAATTGTCATTTATTTTCCTCCGTTATAAAAAGAAACCATTGTTATTTATAGTTTCTTCATCTTCTTTATTGTCTAACACATTGTTATTAACCATACTAGAAACTTTCTGTACAAATGTTTCATTTTTGAATAAATTCTCAATAAAATCATTCGTTAAAATATTTTCCATATTTTCATCTGCTTTTACTTCTGATTTTTTCTCATCAGCAAAACCAAGTTCTACAGCTTCATCTGCAGTAAACCATGTTTCATTTGAAATATAGTTTTCTATCTCTGACTTATCAATATTAGTTTTTTCGCTATAAATATCAACAAGTAGAGTGTCAATTGTTTCTAACGCTCCTAATGTTTTCTTGATTTCATTCTTATTTCCCCAAGCAATTGTTGAGGCTTCATGAATCATAAGCGAAGTTCCAGTATTCATTATTAATTTATTAGCACCCATTGCAATAATAGAAGCAGCACTACAAGCTGTTCCTGTAACCTCAACAGTAACATTGTTTGAGATGTTTTTTAAATAATTGTAGATTTCAATACCTTGAAATACATCTCCACCACCACTATTTAAATATATATGAATATCTCCAGTAGCATTTTCTAACGCTTCTCTAACATCTTTAGCTGATGTTGCTTCATAAAAATATGAACTCTCACCAATAGCACCACTAATAGTTAGTTCAGTTTTTCCATTTGTTTGTACTGAATTAAAAAAGTAATCAACTTTCTTCTTTGTCACCTTGCTCACCTCCTCCTAAAGTTTCATAGTTTTTAGTTATATGATGTCTATTTGCCAACTCTTCAGTAGACAATTTATCACCTAATTTTAATCTAAGCTCATTAATAGTGTACATTCCACTAGCAATCAACTTATCAATAGAACTCGCAGAATTAAATATATTATAGATCATTATTGGAGTTGTATTTGCTTCTAATCCATCACCATTTAATATCTCTTTTTCTGTGAAAAATTTCCCGTTAAACTCGGAAATAATAAACTTAATTAATGGATTAATACAAAACCTCATATAATTATCAGTTTGCTTCTCTACATCTGCTAAATTACCATTCAGCAAACCAACAGGTATTCCTAAACAATTAGCAATATGATTAGTAAAGTTATTAACAACTTTTGCTACTTCATCAACTGATTCAGCCTTTACGCTATTTTTATTTGCTTCACTATATTCAAGTCCCTCTTGCATAGGTACATTAGCGTACTCTTGGTCTCTAAATGCCTTAGTTATCCTATTAATAAATTCTTGAATCTCATGAGTTTTACTTTGATCATATTTTGTAGTATCAATTTTAGTAACTGCTCTTACTTGAGATTTTCTTTTCTGAAATGCTACAATTCTTGAAAATAGTTCTCCGTAATCTTTATATATACCATTTACAAAGTTCTGTAATCTACGGTTACTATAGTGGAAATACAACACACTCTCACTATAGAAATCTCTATCATACCTAAATGTGTCAATTTGTACATTTGAAAACTTATCTTCATATAGTGCGGATCTTTCTCTGTAGAAATCATCTGCAATAACTAAATCATCAGAATCAGTTTTAATAATTAAACACTCATTCTCATAAAATATATTTTCAACAAATTGTTTCCAAAATTCATAAGCATTCTGATTTTTATTAGGTTTAACATTTAGCTTGTAATATAGCCTATCTTTTATATATTCACCATTTTTCACAACAAGAAATTCTAATTGTGAAATAGTTCTTGCGATAAGATCTATATTTGTATGTAATGCCATATTTTTCATATGTACATTTTCATAACTATTTTCTATTAAATCTAAATCTAGGAGTATGTCGATTTCTTTTTTTTTTGCCAAAAAATCCCAAAATCTCACCTCTTTTTTAAAATTCTAAATTATTTAAGAAGAAATCAACTTCATCATTAAGCAACTCTCCAGCCTTATACATAGCATGTACAAATGCTTGGAATCCATCTGTTTTTCTTCTGTGTTCATCCTTTTTCTCATATACCTTATTTCCATCTTTTTTTATATTTACATAAACATTAAACGTGTACCATCTCATTAAAGGATTATCGCCCCAAATAATTTGACGGTTAGCAAAAGCACTCTCTATTCTAGGAATTAGTAGAGGATGAATAGCCTTAGGATTTCTAATGCATACAACCTCAAAGCCTTGTTTTTCCAAAAGCGGTCGTAGTAAATCTAGTTTATAATTATCAGCAACTATAGTCTCTAACCCATGCTCTTTTCTCATTTCTACAAACCAATTTACAACATGTTCAGGATTTATTGATGGTTCATCAACAACCGTTAAAAGTCCTTGTTTTTCCCATTCCCTTATAGGTGGTTTCAATTTAGCTTTGTCAAGATACTCTTTTCTTGCAAATGAGTGAGTTTTCCAAACATAATCACCATCAATTTTAAATAAACATCCTACAGCAGTGAAATCTCGGATAGAACCAAAATCTAGTCCCCCTATGCACGTTCTATGTTTAACATTTGGCATAGGTCTATTAGTTGCGAAAATTTCTTCATCAGTAGCAACACTTTTAGTTAAATCAGTTTCAGGAAGATTCATACGTTTAGTTATGAACTCTTCACGTCCCTCTGGTTCATCTTCTAAATCTCTGTATTCGTCAAAAATAACATCAAAAAGATTATCTGCATATTCACTTCTAGGATTACTAAACATTGGATTAGCTTTTTCCCAAACATCTGGATTATCAATTTCTTCATAATCATCAAGCTTACAGATGAAAATAAACATATTACTGTTAGGACTTTCACCGCTTAAAATTTTACTAGCTTTTGCTTTTTGCTTATCTAAGAATCCATCTCTTACATAACCATCTGTAGTAATAAAAAACTCTCGTGGATTTTTCTTTTTACCTAACCCACTTGAGAATACTCTAACAGTATTATTATTTTCATATTGATGGATTTCATCATATACTACAGCTCCATCTCTTAATCCGTCTTTCGTACTTGCATTTGATGTTCTAAACTTCAAGATACTTCTAGTCTTAAGATTTTGTATTTGTTCAAGAGTACATTTAAAACTCTTAACCATTCGCTGGTTTCTTGTAATAGCATTATAGCTCTCATTAAAAGATGTTTTAGCTTGTTCTTCAGAGTTGGCAACTATTGAAATATTATAATCTGGGATACCATGGAGTGAACTAATTAAAAAATTTGTTAAAACAGAAATTAATCCGTTCTTTCCTCCACCACGTCCCATCATAATTAAAAAACGTCTATAATATGCCTTATCATTCTTCTTGTATAATAAAAAAACAAAAGCAATTATAAACTTTTGAAATGGTTGTAATTTAAAATAATATTTCTCTCCAAACTTTATACACTTTTCAATTAAATCATCATTGAAATATATATCGTCTCTTGGAAAAACATATTTCTCTAATATATCTATTAGCTGAATACGTTCTTTATTTAATACTATTTTACCTTCACGATAATCACTAATATACTCTTCTACATATTTATTTAAAATCATATTAGATCATCATCATTAATATCTTCTATGTAATCAACTTTAAAATTCCATGTTCTTTCGATTGCAAGCATACTAGTGTTTAATTTACTAATTTCAGCGATGGCAGGATGAGTTTTTATATAACTTTGACTACCATTTTCTACTACAATAGTTACTCCTTGCTTTTTAATATCTTGCTTAAGTTTCGCTATTAATTCGACAAATTGCATGTACCTATTTACCTTCTCAATCTCAAGAATATTATCAGGTTGATTAATCTTTTCCAAAAGAAATTTTTTCAATTCTTTTTGGTTTACGGTCGATTTTTTTTTATCATTAGCTATACCACTCCCCCCCCCTCGTGAAAAAAATATCGATTCAGCTCCGAAAAAGAGACCCGCCCGCTCCTGAAGAAAAAAATTTTTTTCAAAATTTTTTAAGGGGGGTATTTCTTGGAAATAGCAGTGGGCTACGTGGGAAATACTACCACTTTTCATCGTTCCATCTCTTCTTCCTACTACCATTGCCAAACAATCTACCATGCTCAACGTTGTGACAATTAATGCACAATGTCTCTAGGTTATCAATATCAAGTGCGTGTTCAGGATAGAATTCTATTTCTAATTTATGGTGAACGTTCTGACCTTTGCTCACCTTACCTAATCTCTTGCACTGTTGACACTCATAGTTATCTCTCTTCAATGCTTTCTGTCGCAACTTTAACCAGTTACTACTCTTATAGAATCTTTGCTTTTGTTCTTTTGTTTTATACATTTAAAACTCCATACAAAAAAGCGTGATGCAAATCACGCTTAATTGGTATACAATTATTATTTATATAAAGGATCTTAATATTTGTGAAATCATTCACACATATATTATATTACATTTGAATTTATATTTGTTTATATCATATTATATTTATTTATATTTTATTATATGATATTATATTTTTTTATATTTTATTATATCTGGAATGAATATCTGATTAATAGCTAATGAATGCTTTTGATTTCTAGTTGTATATTCAATATCTAATATATGCTCAACCTCTGCCCATGTCTTACATTCTAAATATCTTAACTGCAGCAATAATCTATATTCTAAATTCGGCATGTTGTCTATATATTCCTTAATTTTATTTTGCATTTCTAAAAGTGCTTCTATGCTTTTTAGAATTCGATTTTTTAATTCTTCCGATTTATCTAGACGGGATTCAAGAGTTGATTTTGTTTCACCTCTTATTTTATCTTTCGAATAGTCCATGCCTTTAATATTGATTAAACTATACTCATTCTCTTCAAGTAACCTTTTATCAGACTCAATCAATCCTCTTAAGTATTTTACTTGCTCTAGAAACTTTTTCTTTAAATAACTCTCTTTACCTCTTCTATTCGCTTTATTATTCTTATTGTTCGTTTCCTGCATACACATCTCCTATTATTAATAATCTATTATAAATGTTAGAATAAAAGTGTAAATAAATTTCAAGATAAAAATGTACAAAAAATATATAATATAGATATCTTAAAAAAAG